CTGCCCTCTACCAAGTAGGCTGCGGGCACGACCACGGGCCAGAGAGCGTTGAGGCCATAGACCTGAAGCCGTGGAAAGAGCTCATCGACAAAGTTACACGCAAGCTGTTTAACGGCTCGCTTACACCTTCCGCTTTGGATGAAGGTCTCGTTTTGAAAATCTTTTCGGAACTTGACAAAGCCGGGCGTTCCGGATTTGGTGAAAATTGGGTAAAATTCGATGCGGAGAACTCGCCTAACGTTCCGAAAATCAAAGAAAACCTGTTCAGGTTCTCTGCAGCAAAGACCTACCAAGAGTTGGCTGAGATGAACGCCAATTTGGTGGAAGAGAATGGCAAGATCAGGACATTCCAGGCGTTTAAAGATGAAGTGCAGAAGACGCATCAGTTGTTCAACCGGACGCACTTGCAAGCGGAGTTTCAAACCGCCAAACGATCCGCACAAGCGGCACGGCAGTGGGAGGAATTTCAGGCAGACAAAGATCTCTTTCCAAACCTCATCTACCGCACCATCGGTGACGACCGCGTCCGCGATGAGCATGAACCATTGGACGGCATCATCAAACCGATTGACGACAGCTTTTGGGACACTTATTACCCGCCCAATGGTTTCCGTTGCCGATGCACGGCACAGCCGACCACCAAGGCGGTCAACAACCGCTCCATGCAAGGCGCGAAGGTGGACAAAGGTTTTGAGATGAACGTGGGTAAGTCGGCGCAATTCTTTAGCGAAACCGATCATCCGTACTTTGCCATCCCAAAAGGCGATAGTAAAGCCTTTAAGGAGTCGGTAGATATACTGATAAAGAAGCATCGCAAAGAATTGATATTGAAAACCAAAAAATGAGGCAAAAAAACGATATACCGGACTTTAGCCATATGGCTGAAACGCTCAAAGCAGATGCCGTAAGGTTCGCCGCGCGCACCGGAGTAAACTTTTTTCAAGATTCATTCTTCAACCAAGGCTTTACGGACACTTCCTTTCAGCCGTGGCCGAAACGCAAGGACGACTTTGATCCTGGCAGAAAAGTGCTTGTGAAGTCGTCTGCCTTGCTTAACTCCATCCGGGTATTCGAGCAATCCAACGAGCGCATCGTGTTCGGATCGGACGAGGAACACGCGCCCATCCATAATGACGGCGGCACCATCAGCGTGAAGGTGACAGCCAAAAGCAGGAAGTTCTTTTGGGCGATGTTCAAAGCCACCGGAAATAGCATGTTCAAAGCGATGGCGTTTACTAAGAAGGACAGCTTTAGGGTGGTCATGCCGAAACGTCAGTTCATTGGCGAAAGTGCCACTTTGATGGGCGATTTGGACAGTTGGATTGCTATCGAAATTAATAAAAGATTTTCAAAAACCTAAAATATGGAACCTCTCAAGCTTTGGGCGCAACTCTACGAAGAGATCGCCAATCTCATTACTACCAACTTACTGCAAGTGCAGTGGGTTGACCTTTGGCACAACCAAGTGGGCTTCTTGGAATCAGAACATCCGTTTCCGGCACCGGCGGTTTTCCTTTCTTTTAGGATAGGCAAGGCCGACGACCTTTCAGCAAAAGTACAAGATCTCGAAGTACAAATGGATTTATACTATTTCTACGAAACATTTTTAGATACCTTTCAAGGTGCGTTCAACAAGGCCGATGCCATCGCCTATTTAAACACCCTGACCGACATACACGCGTTGCTTCATGGCACTTCGGGCGAAACTTTCAACGAATGCAGGCGTGTTGGTTTTGCCCCGGTAGATACAGGATCAGCGGGCAACCTGTATAGGATGTCCTTCACGATGAACGTGCAGGACGGCAGCGCGGTAGAAGTGCGCGAAGGTGCCGCACCGGGCGAGGTTTTGGCAGAAAAAGGAACGGCACCGCAAAATGCAGTGCCGAACAGTGGGGGTTTTGTGATTTAGCTTTAGTTTTGCAAGCCTACCGCCTTGGCTTCTTCCTTCTCAATAGCTTTCCATTTAGCATAGTTGACGGAGTCTTTGGCTTGCAGGTAAGCCGCTGCCACATAGCTCGCTGCCGAGTAGGCATCTATAGGATCTCCTGAAGCTTTCGCAATCTTGTACTGTGACTCGGCATCGAGGGCGACTTGGTTGTTGATTTTGTCCATCTCTTTTTGGACAGCTTTGTCGGTGGACGACAAGCAGCCTGCCATCATGGCGACTGCGAGAATTAAAAGTACTTTTTTCATGATTAAAACGGGATTAAATTAGTATTTCGTGCGGAAAAATACGATGTCCTCAAGGGTAGCCGGGCGGATAAAGAACTGATCTTCTAGCTTCTGAAATACGTACGCATCTGTGTACACACGTACCCCTTTGTAGCGCTTCGCCGTCCACTTCTGATAAGCCTCGCGGATGGCTTTATACTTTCTTACGGTGTTATCTTGATCGAGTGCCATAGTACAAAGTTATTTATTTTTTTTAGTTTTTAGGTAATTTACCAAGCCTTCTTCCGAAGCTCTCCATTGCACGCTCAAAGGCGATGTTCAGATCCGTCTTTGACTCCTTGTCTTCGAAGTAGAAGTTGACACCGACAGCTTGCGCCACCGACAAGAAGGTCTTGATGTTGGGCGGGAACTTGAGGGCAAAGAGCCTGTTCACGTTCGAACGCATCAGACCTGATACGTCTGCAATCTGCTGTTGCGTGAGGCCTTTTTTCTTTGAAATTTCTTTCAAAACTAAAACAAATAGTTCCCAATGAGGTTGTTCCTCTTGATTAGTCTTGCTCATATTCGTCCTGTTTTTTGTTTTGATATAAAATCCTGTCTTGGGGTTTCTTTCCCAAGAGTTGGAATGTTTAATGTTTTTAAAATCTTCTTTTAATACAGCGCCTTTTTGATATATAACCACTTCTTCGGCCTCGGCCCCTATACCCTCTGCTATTACGGACAGAGGCATTTTGCTGTTCATTAGGCTGCTGAAAATTTCCTTTATCAATTTTAATTGATGGGTCCCCTTCGCTTTATTGTGCCTAATGGTGCTCATCATTCTTTCTTCAATAGGCTTATCAATAATTGATACAGGAACTTCATTTATTTTCATTTTTAAAAGGACGGAGTATCGGTGAAAACCGTCCACTATTTCGTATATGTCCTTTTCAGAATGGTAAAAAGTTACAATAGGCATCGTTAGCCCATCTTCGGTGATGCTTTTTTTAAGTAGCCTGAACATCTTGGATTCCATTTTATTGGGATTGTATCCGTTAGCCACCAGCTTTTCAATAGGCACAAGCTTCGGGGTCATACAAGGAAAGTTTATTTTATTCATAAGTCGTTGGATTTTAATTCGTTTTTTAGCCTGTTGAAGTGCTTCATGTTGTGTTCTTTTGAAGCGCCCTGTTTTTTCATTGCTTTAGCTTTTTCAATTTTCTGAATGCGAATTTCTTTATCTTCCATTATTGCTATGTCTGCAATTTTTTTAACGATCATATCATAATATTCAATATCGATTTCCTTGATGATCTCTATCTTCTTAAGGGCGTTGGTGTTCAAAATAGAAGCGGTGCGCATTTCCTGCACGGGCATGTTTTTTTGGTAGTACAGGTCATAGACCTCGTTGTACGGCAGGTCGTTGTCCACAATAAATTTCCAATCATCTTTGTCATACCAGTCATATATGGGATAAAAGTTCATGTTGCCCTTGCCGGTCCCCTTACTGCTCCATGGTATTCCTTCTATGCCATCACGGGATGTAACGGCCACATAACGCCTTAAACTTTCTTGTGCCCGCAGACCTAGCAAAAAAGCGCAGTCATTTATCTTTTGTTCTGCATAGAAAGATGCTGACATCTTTCTGATTAAGCTGCTTTTCTTTGGCATTTTCATAGTCATGTCGTGGTGGTAGCAGTCTTTTGGCAACGGTCGGACGTTTTTCGATGGATCTTTTGACCAAACCTCAATGACACGGTCATCCAAAAAGGTAACCTTGCGCCACATATTTGGACAAACCCAATAGTATTTTATATATTTTCCTCTGTATTTTTCCCTAATCTGCTCATGGTACTGTATGGTTTTTATATTTTCTATCTCCTGGTCCATAAAAATAATGTTAAACCTCCGTCCTAATTTTTCTGAGTACATAAAGCAAAGGAAGAGCACGCAGGAGCTATCCTTGCCGCCCGAAAAGTTTACGAATATCTTTTCGTCCGGGTAATGGTCAAATACATACTTTACCCGTTCCTTGGCGGCCTCAAGCACGTTTTTGTCTGTATTGTATAGTTTTGTGGGTATACGGCTCATAGTATTTGCTTTAGTTCCTTAACCGATTTCTTTTTAAAGTACTCTAACAAACGCCCTTTACGGTCTATGTTGTCGTTCATCATCTTGTCTAATGGTACATTTCCGTTCAACTGAAAGATGCGGCAGTCTTTGTCCTGCCCACGACGATAAATACGCTTAATAACTTGGTAAAGTTGGGCATAATCCCAAGTCTTGTCCCAAAGCACCATCGTATCGTATGCTTGCAGGTTTAGCCCGAAAGCGTGCTTGCTCATAGACAATACTTTCACTGCATCACCATAGCGTTCCTGGAGAGCCTCGCCGGCATCTATGAAATTGCGTACCACCAGTATTTTGTTCGATTGATTTGTCTTGACGATTTTGTCAAGCACTTCAAACTTGTCTGCCGTGCAGCTATAACCATGACGCATTTTTGTGGTGAGCTCCAGAAAGATGTTGTTGTTCAGGACTTGTAGCTTTTCATCGTCAAGATAGGTTTCTTTCAGACGCTGGTATGTTGCTATGTCATCGTCGCTAAGCCTGTAGTCAACGTCTATATATTGCAGTTTTACGTCTATGTCATAATCTGCTTCAAAAACATAGGGGCTTATGAGCGAGTAGAGATAGTCAACATTGTGGTATTTATTGATCCACTCCCTGCGGATGGTCTTGTTGCCTATGCGCTTGGTCATTTTTGTATATTCACAAAAGGTGTTTTTAAACTCGGCTTGCCCCATATTGAGTATTTTGGGAGAAAGAAATTCCATTTGTGGCCAAAGATCCAACAGGTTTCTGCTGATGGGAGTGCCGTTTAAAATCAACTTATATGTTGATAATTTGCCCAGTTCTAAAATGCGCTTGGTGCGTTTTGCTTGAAAGTTTTTGATTTTTAAGCTCTCATCACAGATAATGACGGGATTCTTTTTTGAGAGCAGTTTTTCGTAAAGTTCCAGATAAATCCTTCCGGAATTGCTCAAGCTTTCAATACCCACAAAATCGTGAGGCATTGGGAAGCCTCCATATTTTTCTATTTCGGTAATGATATTCTCATCTGTGATTTGATTGTGGATGGTTTGGTACGGCGCCAGGTAAAGCAGGTAATCGCAGTTTTTAACCGACTTTGCCAAGTGGTATGTAGGCAAGGTCTTGCCCGCTCCGGCATCCATAAACAAAGCCCCCACTTTGAGTTGAGAGAGCTTGTTTATGGCGGTTTGTTGCTTAATGTCTGGAATCATAATCTTTTTTAGTAATCATCGTATCAATTCTTTATGTGGTTCAACTTGTTTTGGTTCTTTTTGCTTGGGTATATGTTTTTCAAAAGTATAACTAGGTAGTTGCTTTTTCGTATCAACATCAAACCAGGCTTGTTTTTTGCCGCTGTATTGCAGGTCTTTTTTTTCTAATATCCAAGCACTGATCCAATGGGCTTCGCTTTTGGTAACGTCATAATCCTGGCCGTAATATTGTGAGTCCGGGATAAGGGCTTCGCTTCCGTCAAATCCTGTGGCTTTCCAGCACTTGGGCGAGATTGGAGTCATTGACTCCAACCGCACCGAGTAGCATAAGGTTTTCATTAGTATTGTATAGGATTGAGAAACTGCTTTTCTGTCATTGGGATAACAGAAATAATACCGTGGTTCTGATTGACCACAAGTTGGTGGGTCAGTGGGTTTTCAATGTTGGGTGTTTTACCGTTGTAGGAATTTTGAATCATGCCAAATTGTTTGTCTGTAATAATATATACAGAAGACCCGTGAGCGGGCTTAATTTTCTCTAACAGACTTTCTTTGTTTGCAGCATGCTCGAAGATTGCTTTTCCGTTTGGTCCAACAATTACTGCCCATTTGATGTTGTAAGGATTAAGTTTCATAATGTTCTTGCCGTATTGTGCTGTTGCCGCCAGCGTCTATGATTAATTAATCATCAAATATACGTATCATAAATGATACTGACAAATATTTTTGTAATCATTTTTATTTTATTTTTTTGTGGCTTCCGATACTTTTCTCGCTACCAAATAGGCACGGAAATCTTCGTCTTCGTATTTGTCTTGTTCGCTGCTCCGGTATCGGTTTAGCATGCTGTTGTGCCGGCTGCGTTCGGCCTCGCTCATCTGCTCAGCAGTGGCTATGCGCTCGTTAAAGTAGGCGTCGAACCATCGTATCACCTTGGTCACGTTCAGGCTCTCGTACATCTCACCGTACACGCCGCGAACGGCTTGTTGTAGAACAAAAGCAATGTCAGTAAGGCTTAGGTTGCGGTACAGGCCTGTCATCAGCGTGGCGGCAATCTCGTCTATGGCTATCTCGCTGAGTGGTCGTTTTAGGTCCAATAGCTCGTTTAGGCGAACTATATAAAGCTTAATCAGAGCCTCAATGCGTCGAGGTTCTAACTTCCGGGTCAACAAGCCTGTGCAGGTGTCTCCACTTGCGAGCACTTGCGCAGCAGAGGTCATCTTCCTGACTTCGGGAAGATGATTTTCCGGCAGATAATTCCTCACGATTTGAGTCTGCTGCTCAACAGGCGACAATATCCTATGTTGAGAAAGGTAAAGGTTAGGTAAGGTCTCGGGCAATTTTTTCTTTGTACTCATTGGTTGTCTGCTTTTTAGATTGCCGTATAGAAGCGACAATTTCGTTGAACTTTCCGTTTATAACCGGTATGCTGTACGCGTTCTTTACGTACCACTCCGGTAACTTCGCTACCAAAGCCGTCAGCATCTCCACCA